TAGGCCATTGACCCACAAAAGCCCTAATTTTGTTTGCCATCTCTAAAGACGTATCCAATTTGTTTGCAATAATTAGGATTTTTTCAGGTTTTATTTTTTTTGCAAATGCCAATTTTTTTGATACCCAAGCTGCGGTTACGGTTGATACACCCGCCTGACGATATTTTAATGCAATATTTTCATTGTATTCCTCATAATCATTTAATAATGTTATTTGATCAGGAAATAATTGTAGTGGGACGTATTGTGAAACCGTATTATCGTAAGTTTGTAAATATGTTTTTAATGCGTATGGGGTATCTTTCATACATTTCACATACTCTAACATTAGTTGTTCTTTACTCAAACTCATATAATCTATTTTATTATAAATATCAAAACCCCCAATTAATTTCTTAAAAGGGGGTTTATTGTTATTTTACGATTTATTAAATTCCTAATCTACTTAAGATATCATCATCATCTTCTTCTTCGTCCTCATCATCCTCATTACCATAATATTTATCATAGTCTTTTTTGGCTTTAGACAATATTTCCTCAAATCTACGTTTAACTTTATCATTATCGGAAGGTCTTTCAGAGATAACATTTGACATTATATCCTTTAAAAATTCTTGTGCCGGAATTCCGTAAAGAATTCTTTCAAAGAAAGGTAAGTATTTTCTTCCCTCAAGATCAATTGTTAACTCGTCAGGAAGTAAAGATTTTAATTTTCTTACTAATTCACCACCAACCCTAAATTGCATTGGTTCATGTGAAAATACGTCAGTTTGAGACATTACATCCATAGCCATTCCAGGGTCTACCTCTCTCCATTGTTCTCTTGACGCAACAGATGCAAACCCTTTAACCAATTCGTGTAATAAAATTGGAAATATAAGACCATTTGTAACAATCACATCCATTGAGTCTCCTTCACCACCTTCTTCATCTTCTTCATCATCAGACTCCACTGAAGATGATCCCGCAGCATTACCCCCAAGCATTTCAATTAGTTGATCATTTGTGAAATACAATAAATCATTTCCTGACATGATTTTGTTATAAAGAGGGTATAATCTAGGATCAATCTCATCTAGTCTATCTTTAAATGCTTGATAACTAAATTGACCTCTCTTACCTCTACCTTGAATCAGAGCATTTATAATATGTCTTTTTTCTATTTCTAATTGTCTTTGTTCTTCCGGTGTTAATTCATCAATGTCAAATGAGAAATTTTTTGGTAATTCCAATTTTGGTAATTTACTTTTTTCCATTCTAAATTGATTTGGGTCTATTTTCTTTTCATTTAGATATGCAACAACATTTATAAAATCAAATTTATATTTCGTCCCACCATCTTGTGTTTGAGTCTTAACAATTAATCCTTCATCTATTGCCTCTTGTAGTGTTATACTATATGGTAACCATCCTTCTTCTTTAGATGCAATCTCAACTGCCAAATCTTTTAATTGTTGTTTTTTACTTGATTCAATAATTAAAGCCTGTTGAGTCGCTCTCATCATTTCAGTCATTATTGCTTGGGCAACATCAGGTCTTGTTAAATTTTCTGTTGTACCATAATATCTTTTAACATAGTCAACAACCTCCTTAAATCTTGTACCAGCAAGTCTCTCAACATCAGGAACACCACCAAAAGCTCTTGTTTTTGCAAATATACCTTCAGGATCTGAAATCTTTCTTTCAGCACTTGGATCCATTCTCTCAGGATAACTACCGTAATCAATCGGCGCTTCTTTTACTATTCTTCTTATTAATTTTTTTAATTCCTTATCTCCCATGATATTACGATAATGCTTGTTTAATCCAATGGATAAAATCATTCTTCATTTTTTCTTGTTCTCCTCTTGGCTTTTCTTTCACACCAGGATTAGGATTTTTGAACGGATTTTTTCTTGTTGGGGTTTTTGTCTTTTCTCTCTCTTTTGTTCTTTCCTTTTCTTTGGTTCCTTGTTCTTCCATAGAGGTTTTTCCCATTGATGTTATTTTACCGATTGGTCTTTTCATTTCAATACCTTCTTCTTCAGAAAACATAGATACCTTTTTTGGGTTTTTCAACATCATTGATTCTGACTTTTCAGTAATTGACTTTTTGAGATCACCTTTTGTAATTTTAGGGTTAATATGATTTGACAACATTTCAACAATCATATCTTCAAGTTCCTGCTCGTAATTTTCTTTTGTTGTTTTTTTCTTGTATTTTACGGTTTTTTCAGGGTGTTTCTTTTCAGGCATTTTTTCATATTGTTTTTTTGACGTACTCTTTGAGAATTCTTTTGCCATTTTACACCACTTACAATCTTCGGTTTCACATTTATTACAACGAGCCCAAAATAAACCTTGTTGTGCCTTTGATTCAAATTTTTCAGTCATTTCACCTTCAGCTTGAGTGACTTTTAAATTACCACCCTCAACAGAAACAAGAGTTTTTTTAGATGGATCTGTGGGTGGTGGTACTTGTAAACCTTTACCACCAGAAACCGCAGATACAGGTGCTTTATATTCCACCTCCTGTTTAACATTTTTTTGCCATTGTTCTTTAGTTTCTTCCTTATCAAATTTCTCCGCCAACAATTTAATTTGTTTTTCTGACATATTCATTAATGTTGAGAAATGGATCCCATTTTCCAATAATACCAAAGCATGATTCTTATTTTTCATATACTACTTTTTTTTCAAATTCAAGAACGATATCACGTTCATATAATTTATCTTTAACTTCTTCTTCAGTTTGTCCAAACTTAAAAACAAGTCTTTTAATAATTGAGAAATCAATCCCATCTACTTCTTTCTCCCATCCTAATGCAATAACATCATCTGTTGCGTCTATAATGGAAAAAACATCGGAGTCTTGTACCAACTCCAATGTTATTTCACCATTTCTTAATACTCCAACTTTCTTAATATATTCAATATCAGGAGGAAGTGGATAACCATTTGCAGGTTTTGATTCCCAATTTTCCCCCCATACATCTTCAATTGTATTGGAGAATATAAATTCATATATGTTGTCTCCCTTATAGTTTGGGCCTAATCCATTAATATAGATTAATTTATTCATATAAGTCTACCTTCAGGTGTAATTTTATATTGTTCACCGTTTAGATTGAAAATCAAATTCTTTTTGTTTGTTATACCAATAAATTCTGAATCTGTATTTTCCTTCAAAAATTTAATTGCCGATCTTTCTTGTTTAGTAGTTTCTGACAATCTTAAGATTTCGGATCTTGTTTCAAACAATCTTTTTTTGTTTTCTTCTTTTTTAATTGATTCGTTCAATTTTTTATCACCCTCCTCAACCTCAAAATATTTTGTTATGATCTTATCCACAACTGACTCACTAAATGTTCCATGTAAAAAATGATCATCATCATAAGAACGTCTGTGTTTTCTTGCTCCTCTCATAGTGTAATCGTCTTCCTCTTCTTCGTCCTCAAATCCAAATTCATCTTCAAACTCATCAAGACCAACTTTTTTAGCCACGTTATGTCCATATACACTTGGTATTTTTGATTCCAACGCATCTCCTAATGACATCATTTCCGCCATTTCACCTTCAGGTGATGGTTCCATATTTTCCATTTCATCACCTTCTTCAGGTGCCATAGGAGATTCAACTTCTCCTTCCATTTCACCACCTTCTTCTGGCATTCCTTCTTCCTCCCCTTCAAAACGAGCAAATATTTCATCAATATCATCTTCATCCAATACAGAAAGATCCAAAGCCGATAAAATGGAATTTATAACATATTTCACATCATTTCCATCCAATTTTTCTTCTTCTTCTTTTCCGCTTTCATAGTCACGAATTTTTTGTGCTAATTTACCTGTTAACTTTTGGATAGTTTTGAAAGTAATTTCTTCTTCAGGAGTTTCATCTTCCATTCCTTCTTCAGGTTCCGGCAACTCATCTTCAGGTGTTAGTTCCATTTCAGGTTCTGGTTCAGGTGCGGGAGATGGTGCAGGTGCGGGAGATGGTGCGGGAGATGGTGCAGGTGCGGGAGCGGGTGCCGGACTTTGCTCATCTAAAGACTCTTCTTTTGTGGTTTTAAGATAATATTTCTTATCTCCCTCAAATAAAGAAGTCCCAACAGAATTTTCGTGAAGAGAATTAATCTCTTTTGCCATCAAATTTAAACGCTTAAGCGCTTGAGAGTATGAAGAATAATATTTTCTATTCTTCATTGGTTCAATATATTCACTTACGTTTTCACTGATTTGTTGCTTTATAATATAACCCACTTTTTCTTTAACGATCTGATACGTGTTACCATCAGCCATTGGTACAGAAAATTCGGTTGATTTAGTCTCATTTACAGGATTTGGTAGATGCTCATTATAACGAGCGATTTCAAGTATCCTATTAATTTTATCCATACCTTGTAGTTTTTCACTACCAATTGGTTTAAATCCTCCCATTGTTTTTTGTTTTATTGAATTATTTTTTATTATATAAATATATCATATTCATTGTTTGTTAACACAATGAATAATAATTGTTTAGTTTAATTATTTTATGGACAATTTTTTATCTAAAAATTTGTCTCCAAATTTATATAGTTTATCTATATATCCGTTTCTTCTCAATATTTTAAAAACCAAATTCTCATAAGAATACTCCCCTTCTTTCTCTAATCCACAAGTTCTATATTTCTTAATTTTTTCTTTGTATTTCTTCAATATATTTTTTGCAGTATCAATATCCTCATCTTTTACATTATCAATAACACCATCAATAATATCCATCCATTGTTTGGATTTATCTTTTAATTTTTCTTTATCAATAGTTACTGATTCTTTCTTTGGTTTGTTTGCCCATTGATCAAAAAGAATGGAATAAACCCCACTACTAAAATGTGCCTCAGACTCATCCTCAACATATAACTCAACATCATAATCATAAATGGTGATATCGTGTTTTTCGTTAAAGATTATTTTTTTCAATGTGAAGAACTCTTTATAAAGTTCAAGTTGGTTAGATGGGAATTGATTAAAATTGGCAACTATATGTAAATCTACATCCGAATATTTTGACCAATTATAATTAGCCAAGGATCCTGTCATAACAATATCTGTGATTAAAATATCAACACCTAAAAAATCAATAAATTCATAAGCAATCTCTAATAAACGATCCCTTATCTCTTTATTTAATTTTGGATCATCATCAACATTATCCCAAATTTTTGGGTTTAATGTTTTTTGAACTTTAAAACTAGAAATTATATCTCCGTATGTATCCATTATTCATAAATACCATACAAAATGAAATTGTTATAGTTTTTTGTATTTGAATGTTTTTGCGATTTTTGAACTAAAGAATTTACCTTGAGACTCTGACATTCTAAATTGAGTGTATAATTGGTGGGGAACCTCATTATATTCGTACTTGGCACCATTGTTGAACTCAACAACCAGTTTTTTTGTTATTGTGTCGTAAATGGTTTTTTTCAAATTACTTGAATTAATCTCGTTTACGATTGTTGTTCCTGAAATTTCTTCTTTTACAATTGCCATAATTTTTTTTATAAAAACATAATAATAATTTTGGATAATTCAATAATTTATATATCTTTGTATAAACAATTAAAAATAAAAAATATGAAAAATTTTGTCTTCTCCTTGGTTATGTTGTTCGTTTCTTTTGTTGGGTTTGGTCAAGTGATAATTGCAGAAATTGATCAATGGTCAACTTTTGAATGTAAGTTTACTGAAAATTACGATTCAATTGTTGGGGATAAAAATCTAACTGTTTTAGGTTATGGATTTGGTCGTAATACCCTAAAATTTGACTTGAGTGCCAAAACATACAAATTCTTTTTTCTTGATGATGAATTTTCATCAGGAATTATGGATTATAAAATTAATAATGGTGTTTATATTTTTACTTGCAAAACAATTGATAGAAAAACAAATGAACCTATGGATCTTTTTGTAACGGTTAATACAAATAATATGAAATCTAATGACCCATACGTTACACAATTCTATTCAGATGTTAACACAAATAAATCATATGGGATTATAAGTTATTTAAAATAAAAAAGGGTCTTACGACCCTTTTTTTATGAGCAAAAATCTTGTTTAAATTCAACTAGGAATGGGTTTGATTTAGTGATAAGTTCAGGACTTAATTGTTTTAATACGTTATTTATGTTTTCAGAACCACTGTAAGTTTTATTATTTTCAATAGGGTTTGTAACAAATACTGAGTCGTCTTTAACCACTGATTGAACAAATCTAGCTCCGTACGAACAAGTAAAATCAAATCGTAAATCAATACTATTGGATTTTAACATAATAGTGTAAACATCTGATGTTAGTTTACCTGTACTAGGATCCTTCTTACCCGGTGTTTTTGTTACTTTTGTTGTAAAATTAACTCCATCTGGTTGAGATTTTGATTTAAAAGTTAATTTAGATGTAGGATCATTATTTATTGCAATATTTGCAACCGATTTAACAAATGCCGCAGGATCTTTAGTTCCTGGTGCTGTAACAGGAGTTGTGGGTGTAGTTGCCGCTTGTTGCTCCCCTAAATATTGTTTTTTGGTTGCGGTCTCATGCATTTCAAGGATTCTTCTTTTTTCAGATTCATCAATATTAAATAAAGTTTTTTTCATATTTTAAAAGATTTATATATAAATATACGACAATAAAAAAAAATCCACCGTTTGGTGGATTCAAAGGTCAAAATTATTTCAAACTATTTATTCTATCTCTTAACTCAATACATCTTTCATAATCCTGATTTTTAATTGATTCATTCAATTCCTTATTTAAAGACTCCAATTCTTCTTTGTTTGATTCCAACTTTTTGATCTTGTCTCTTAATTCACAAGCCTTTTCAAATTCTTGATGATCAATCAAATTATCAAGTCTTAATTTAAGATCTGATATCTCATCACGTTTATTTGGTGGTTTTGAATTTCTGGTTATGATTGTATACGAATAAAGTCCGTCATCACTCCTAAAACTTCTTCTTTCCCAATCACTATTCTCATCTTCTCCTGACTCAATTCTTTCCTTATTATTGGTGAAGGAATTATTAATACCCTCAAAAAGACCATCAAAAGAATTAAATTCTCTAAACAAACGATTAAGATTGTAAAAATTTCTAAACATATTTTTTTTATTTAAGGTTTATTTTTAACCTCCTTTTTACTAAAGATATGCTAAAATAAAATTAATGACAAAATGTCATATTTTTGTTAATTTATATGACATTTTGTCAAAATATAGACTTTTATTTATTCATTGATTAGATTTTTAAAAAATTAGAAAAAATGATAGAAAATATGGATAATGATGACAAAGGTAAAAAAGGTTCTGACAAGAATACTCCCGTTCTTGATAATTTTAGTCGCGATTTAAATAAGCTTGCTGAAGAAGGTAAATTAGATCCTGTTGTTGGTAGAGAAAAAGAAATTATGAGGATCGCACAAATATTATCAAGAAGAAAGAAAAACAATCCAATTATTGTTGGTGAACCAGGTTGTGGTAAAACAGCAATTGTTGAGGGTCTTGCAATGAAAATTTATGAGGGTGATTGTCCAAAAAATTTATCAGATAAAAGAATCGTTTCTTTGGATATGAACTCAATTGTTGCTGGAACAAAATATAGAGGTCAGTTTGAGGAAAGAATGAAAGTAATTATTGAGGAATTACAGAACAATCCTAACATAATTGTTTTTATTGATGAGATTCACACAATTGTTGGTGCTGGTAGTTCTTCAGGATCATTAGATGCATCAAACATATTCAAACCAGCCCTTGCAAGGGGTGAGATCCAATGTGTGGGGGCAACAACTCTTGATGAGTATCGTAAGAACTTTGAAAAGGATGGAGCCTTGGAAAGAAGATTCCAAAAGATCATTGTTGATCCTTCAACAAAAGAAGAGACATTAACAATTCTAAAGAATTCAAAACCAAAATATGAATCCCATCACAAAGTTTTTTATACCGATGAGATTTTAAATTTATGTGTTGAGTTGGCAGACAGATATATAACAGATAGGGAATTCCCTGATAAAGCTTTTGATATATTAGATGAGGTTGGCGCCAGATCTCAAGTAGATTTAAAATTACCTGAAAACATTGAGAAATTAAAATATGAGTTATCTCTTATTAAGGTTGAAAAATTGGATGTTATTAAAAAACAAAAATATGAGTTGGCGGCAGATTTAAGGGATAAAGAAAGGAAGATTCTAACAAAATTAGATGAAGAGAAAAAGAAGTTTGAGGATCAATTACAACAAAGTAAAAGAGAAATATCTGAAGAACTTGTTTATGAAGTTGTGTCAAATATGACAAAAATCCCTGTTAATAAAATTACGATAGATGAAACAAAGTCTTTGGTCAATTTGGAACAAACATTAAATGATATTGTTATCGGACAAGAAGATGCGGTTAAAAAGATCTCAAAATCAATTAGGAGAAACCGTGTCGGCATTAAAGATCCAAATAGACCGATTGGTTCATTTATATTTTTGGGATCAACTGGTGTAGGAAAAACGTTCTTAGCAAAAAAATTGGCAAAAGAAATATTCGGAAATGAAGAAAATTTGATAAGAGTTGATATGTCTGAGTTTCAGGAGAAACACACAATATCAAGATTAATCGGATCCCCTCCAGGGTATGTTGGTCATGAAGAAGGTGGTCAATTAACAGAACAAGTTAAGAACAAACCATATTCGGTTATTTTATTTGATGAGATTGAAAAGGCAAATAAGGACATATTTGCAACCCTCCTTCAAATGTTAGATGATGGTCATATGACAGATGGTTTGGGAAGAAAAATTAATTTCAAAAATTGTTTGATTATCATGACATCAAATATTGGAGTTAAAAAACTACAGGATTTTGGTAATGGAGTTGGTTTTAAATCAAACAACAATAGTGAGGCAATTAAAGAAGAATATAAAAGAGATATTCTTAAGAAAGAATTAAGTAAGTTTTTTGCTCCCGAATTCTTAAATAGAATTGATGATGTGATCATATTTAATTCTCTTAAAAAAGAACATATTGATAAAATTGTTAAACTTGAAATTGATAAGTTAATTGGTAGATTAAAATCAATGAAATATAACATCTCCTACGAGTCTTCGGTTATTGATTTAATATCTGAAGTAGGATTTGATGAACAATATGGTGCAAGACCAATTAAAAGAGCAATACAAGATAAAATTGAGGATCTTATTTCAGAAAAAATATTACTTGACGAAATTAAAGAGGGTCAAGAACATATGTTATATGTTAAGGTTGAGGGTGAAAATAAAATTATTGATATTGAAAATAGATCATTAGAACAACCGAAGAAAAAAGGGAGAAAGAAAAAGGAGGTTTAATAACCTCCTTTTTTAATGTTTAGTATAACCAAGTTCTTCAATCATTAGTTTACCCACTTTAATACCATTATAAACATCGTCAACAACAACATATTCATTTTCGGTATGATATCTATAATATCCAATTGAGATATTGAAGCAAGATATTTTAAATTTTTGTCTGATCGGATAAATGTCAGTATATGGGTGTCTATGGTATCTTGTATCTTTAGGGAAATGTTCATTGATCAATCTACCACCAACCTCAAAGAAATCACTTTTACGGTCAAACATATTAACTCCCATCAAAAATTCTGAAATCATATTGTTTTCAGGAGCATCAAACTGAATAGCATAACCAACATTATCAAAGAATTTAGGATCGGCATTTGAGGATCCCTTACAACCAGTTTCCTCCGAAACAAAAAATGCCGCCTTAACATTAGGAAGTTCTTTAAGTAGTTCCAAACAAGCATAAACACCACACTTATCATCACCACCAATACCTGTAGGGTTCCCATCGTTATTATACGCCTTCAAAGATAATTTAACATTACCTTGAGCATCTGGTAACATCTCTTCTCTAACATTAATAGAATCAATGGTATGAACCGTGTCCGTATGAGCAATTACACAAGGAAAATGATCAACATTTTCATCCGTTTGTTTGGTTGCATAAATATTATAAAGTAGATCAACATAATACGGAATGTTGTTTTCATCCAACCAATCACATATAAATTGAATCATTAAATCTTCGTGATACGTTTTTGTCGGAACCGACAAAACTTCTTTCAATAATTGATAATTTCTTTCCATACCACAAATGTATGAAAATTAAATCAATTTTAAAAACTTTTTTATATTTTTTTTATTTTCTATGAATAATTCATATTGACTCTCAAATCTAATGAATTCATCATAAGTTAAGGATCTTTTAGTGGTAGAATTAGTTATGTTATTAACAATTTCTATTAACAATTTATTTGTTTTGGGATCCACACTTTTAACTCTGAAGTATAGATTTTTATTTCTTTGTAAATTAATCCATTTATCAAAACCATATTTGTTAGCAACAAAACGAATAATACTATAATATTCCTCAACATCATTATACTCTTCAGAATCATATAGTGATTCCAAAATGTTATCAAAATATCTTGTTATTTGACTATTAAAATATTCATTATCAAAATTATGACATCCAGTATTATAGTATGACTCATTATACATACCATAATTTTGTTTAGTGTACTTATTAACTATAGAGTGTAATAAGTCCTTCAATGTAGATTCTTCACTACTCCCATTTATAGTTTGAAACAACTTAATTAGTATGTTTACAGAAGTAACATATTTGTACATTGAGGATACTTCTCTAATTCCAAAATATTTAAATCTATTCCCTAACTCACTTTCAACCTCTTCCCTACAAGACTGTAGTTTACATTCATGCTCAATGGTAGCATATTCACCATATACCCAATCAGATTCGTTTGGGAAGTGTTCATAAAAATATTTTGATTTTTGGCGCCAATCTTTATTAATTAAATCTTTATTAGTTATATCAACAATCGTATTTAATTTATTTTTGTTATCATTATTTAAAAAATATTCATACAACCACCCTTCGCTCCAAGCTTCCTCCACATCATATGTGCCATAATCCGCATCCCAATAAGAATCTTCAAACCTCCTTATCCAATATCTATCATCATCATCAAGTTCAAATAAATCAAAAAAATCATCATCATTATCAAACGTAATAGTTACTTTACTTAAACCCGGATTTTTTTCATTAAAATTAATATGATCTAAAAGATCATCATAACGACTCACATACCAACCAGGATTAAACCCCTTTTTAATTGACAATAATAGTTCGTAAATTGGACTATAATCAAGATCTTCGTTTTCCATACTAAAATAAATATATGTTATATTTGATATATTTAATAATATACTTATATTTGTATATATAAAGTTCTTTGATAATATCCATTTACAACATACGGGGATGTATTGGATTTGACAGGCATTGGTCGGATAATGTATGGCACGTGGAGACTGAATTAATCTCCTTAAAAACTGATTCAAATTATAACTGGCAATGTGCTAAACAAAATGGAAGCTATCGGACTTATCCGTACTTCTGAAGTTACTGTGGCTTAATAAGTTAACGGAAACGCGAGCCGGTTCACATACGCTCAGGAACAGGAGTGATTAAGGTGTCGTATCTACCCGAAAAGATACAAACCCCTAATGATCAGGGGGTTATATGGTCATATCTGTTTGTTGGTTCGGATATAAAAAAACCATCTATTTTGGAACATTAGAAAATGTTAACCTAAACGTGTAGTCATCGTTAAACGAAATGATCTGGACGAGGGAGTCGGAGCCCTCCATCTCCACCAATTAAGAACCTCATCTTATGATGGGGTTTATTTATGCGTTAAAATTATAGTTTAGTGTTGTGCGATTTCTATAATTTAGTGTTGTGCGATTATTATTTTTTAGGGCACAAAAAAAAGGGATCAGTTTCCTGTCCCTATTAATTTTTTTCTTATAAGATTATAAACCTAAAAATAAAAACCTGAGATTACAGTTTTTTGTGAGAACCTTTAGAGTCATTATTGTTTCTACTCTTATCCACTTCCTTTTGAGAAGTATTTCTCAGTGACGGTTTTTTAGGTGAACCACTCCTTGAGGTTTGGATTACTCTCACCTTACTTGACTCTTTCCGAGGATGCCTCCCCAGTTCGTCCTTGCGGGACTAAAGGTTTTTCGGATAATTACACTCAGACTTGGGATCCTTGTGTGCAATGAACGGCTCATTACTATGTAGTCACCTTTCATCCAAACCTGACGGACACTTTTCCTTAATGTTTAAATTAGTTTGAATAATTCATTCATAAGTCTTTTGTGTCGTGGATTATGAAAGTAGTGGTCCGCCAACCGAGCCAAGTCACCTTTTGAGCGACACGATACTCAACTACTCTCTGAAATGTCCCCATCTCCATATTTTAAGATTACTTCGTGATTAACCCCTTGGTAGAAGTTTATCAAGGATAATGTCAGCACCACCTGTTTGTTATCATACCTTTCGGTTTTAAGTCCTCTCTGATATTGGAACACGCAATAATAAGATCGGATAATCCTATTTTTTGCAATACTCCTACGGGTTATTCCTATTGGTGTTCCCACCTCAATCAGACGACCCACATCGCCCAATCATCTAACCACTTTCCCTACAGCGTTGCCCTCGGTACTAAAGGTTAAACGGTATCCCGCTTGTGTACTCAAGTTCGGTTTCCCAAACCGCAGATCAGTTACACTTCTGACCCACTTTATCCTACTTTCGTAGTTTATTTAATGACCATACACAGCCAAATATCATTTATCAGTTTGTTATTTAAAATCAACCACAAGGGTCTCATCATCAAACATTCTGAATGGATATTCCATTTTTTCAAAGAACGATTTCGGACGTTTCCGAATTTGTTTTACAAAGTTAAGACTTTTATTTTTATTTGTCAAGTACTTTGTCAATTTTTTTTTCAGAGTTAGGAAACTACAGTTTTACAGAAATCCCAACCTTTTCTCTGAAAGGTTTTACAAAGTTACAAAACTTTTTTTAAAGTGTCAAGTACTTTGTTAGTTTTTTTCTTCGTAGACATCATAAGTTCCGTAGAAGTTTGCTCGGATCTGTGCAAATTCAAGGTTAGATGTCCAAAACATCTTACCCTCTGAATTGCGATATCCGTACATCACAGATTCTTTGTTGTCCACATCATTGATCATATCTTCCGACATATCTAATGTGTTTAAAGGTTAATAATAAAAGAACTCCCAAATTGTTTTACAAAGATATATATAATTTTTTAATTAGACAATACCCTTGTTATTTTTTTTTTGATTATAAATCTTTTACAAATGTAGAAATAAATATGTAAAAAACAAAAGAAATCTAAATTATTTCATAATTTTTTTTATTCTAACTATTTCTTCGTCAATTTTTGAAACCTCTTCTTTGGATAGCATTTTACTTAATGCTTTGAATTGGTCTGACTTTAGTATATCTTGGAACGACTTAAATTTGAGATCTTTTTGATCTTCTTCCTTTCCAATCCAGTCTTTTATTGCAGATTCAGGATCTGAAATATTTCGTTTTTTTAGTTCGTCAAACAATTTATTTAAATTCTCTTTAGATTTCTCATTAAATTGGTAAGAAGAAGTAGACTCAACTTCTTGATCATCTGTGGTTGATCCCCCAATCTTTTTCACACCAACGTGAATATGATCATAGTGATCCTTAACCCTCCAACCAAATTGATATCTATAACCATCAATCTTTATGTTTAACCATTTACCTCCTTGATAATTAGAATATTGACCATTTTCAAAATCACTCATTATACAATTAAGTAACTCATCACCTTTTTTACCTTTAGCGCTTATATCAACCGCATAAGCATTTTTATTACCTTCATAATGATCCGAAGTATTTCCCGCCGCAGTAAGTTTTCTAGATCTTTTTTGGGATGTTACTATATTTTTCTTACCCGAACATTTTCTGGCAATAGATGCAACCTCTAACGCTCTTTCCATAGATCCTCCCCAATTGTTATTAGTTCCACCTAAAACAACATTTCCCGAATCCACAGACCCAACAGGAAAATCATATGTATTTGCTTCATTAAGTTCCATTATTTTAAAAGTATTTTCATATAAATACTTCGTTAGTATAAAACCATTCAGGAATGGGTCTATTTTTCCAAGAAACAATTTCTGACTTACCACCTTTATAATATTTTTGGTATGATAATATTACCGATTCTATTGGGTAACAATAACTTACAACTTTAAACTCATCAGGCATTGCCAATGGTGG